TTTAGAAGATCCGACGGCGTCGCAGTCTGCTTTTGTAAGCGTAGTTATGGGAGTAATGACTGGTGTCTTCGGAATCTGGATGGGGCACGAACACAAAGACCACAAAGAAGGATAGTCCTTGTGTTGGTATTTGTGTACTGGACGAAGATCGTATAAGATGTATTGGTTGCGGCAGAACGATAGAAGAGATTATTAGTTATGGTAAGGCCAAGGATAAATCAATTCGCTGATGATATGGGTATCACCAGATCACAGGCCGTAAAACTTATTAACGAAGGCCGTCGTCGCAGTGACGGTGGGTCACAGACGGTGGAGAAGAATATGGGTAAGATGAAGCTTCCAAAACCACGTTCCGAGAGCACAGAGTATAACATGCGCTTTAAAGAAGAACGCGCCGCGCACAATCGCCGCAAGGTTGAAGAAGAGATGGAAAAAGAGACAGAAAACCGCGCTATGGGCGGCATGTGTCGTGGTGGTGGTGCCGCGATTCAAGGCATGAAGTTTAACGGAGTTAGTTAATGCCTGATTACGGCGACGACAAAGGTTTTGGGCCGGGTCCTGCGACTGGTCATCAAGGTAGTGGCACTCTAAAAGAGTTTAATAATCCTACAAATGTAGATCCAAATCTGCAAGTGGATGTGGGTGCAGCTAACCTTGGAGTAGAACCACCGGGTTTTCTGGAAAAGTTTGGCGGGGCCGCTGTAGACGCTCTAGATAAGTATCTTGGCTCTGGTGGAGTCATGGGGCTAGTTGGAAAAGGCATCTTTTCAACATTAAAAGAACAGTTTCCAGATCTTGAGATAGGCACTAGCATGCCTCAAAAACCAGAGGGTGGTGATGGTCCAGAACGCGCACAGGTGCAACAGACCGTACCTACCTTTAACCCAATCGAAGATATGGTTGGCTCTGAATATGTGGCATACGGCGGCGTTGGCGCAGACCAGTTAAGACGCCAGTTGTTTCCATACATGAACTTTAACCAACCTACACAGCCCGGTATTTCAGGGATGGTTGGTCAATACGCTGGTCCGGGCATGGGCACAGGATTAATGACAGGGCCATTTGGCATGTCGAACACACAGGTGTAGATATGAAGATTGAAATCAAACTTATTCCAGATGGTATGGACTTGAGCAAAGCTATTCAGGACGGCATGCCTGTTGAGCCTATGGCAGAGGCTTGCCCGATTGCTACACAGGATGTTGAGACAAACGAAGAGAACCGTCGTCTTGCTGTTAAAGAAAACCAGTATGGCCCAGCTATCAATCCAGAAGAAAGCTGTGGAACATGCTCCGTGTTCAATATTACAGAGCATATGCAGCAATGCATGAAGGATGAGTCTGGTGAGGTTGGTTATTGTCAGTTGCTAAAGTTTATGTGCAGTGCTAAGAACAGTTGTGCAGAGTGGGCTGAAGGTGGTCCGATGTCGGATCTGCCGGGGGAAGAAGGCCCGTGTGACTGCGGTAAACCTGATTGTAACTGTGGAATGTAAATGGATGTAGTTTCTTTTCTCTCAAGGTATCAAAAAGCCTTGAGAAATCGTGTAGATGACATTAGTTTATCTATCACAAGTGGTAGCGCTTCTGATTGGGAAGACTACAAAGCAAGGGTAGGTGAGATACAGGGACTCACTTATGCGCTTGACGAACTTCAAACCCTGCTAAAAAAGGCTAACTATGACGAAGACTCTCTTAGTACCTGATTATATCCTTGAGCAGCAACGCGCTAAAAAACAAGCCGAGGAAGCTGCAAAATCTAAAACAATAGCAGAACGAGTACCGCAGCCCACAGGCTGGCGGATTCTTGTCATGCCTTACATGGGCAGAGAAAAAACTGACGGTGGCGTTTACATTCCTGATGCCGCTCGTGAAAAAGAAGCTCGTGCGACAACCGTAGCTTATGTCGTAAAGGTTGGCCCTCTTGCATATCAAGACCCTAACAAGTTCGGCGACGGCTGTGAGCCGTGGTGTAAAGAAGGTGACTGGGTATGTATTGGGCGCTACGCTGGATCTCGTTTCAACATTGAAGGCGGCGAGGTTCGTATTATCAATGACGATGAAGTCATTGCCACCATCATCGACCCAGATGATATCAAAACATACGGAGTTTAAGTATGCCCGAAGCAGCAGAGAAGGAAGAACTCGAGATTATCGAGACTGAGGATGAGGCTCAAGAAGTCGAGACTCAGGAAGCTGACGTACAAGCTGACGTAGAAACAGAACAGTCGGAAGAGAAAGCTGATAATGAAGACGAACTTGCTTCATATTCTGAATCTGTTCAGCGGCGCATTCGCACACTTACTGGTAAATACCGGGAAGAAGAGCGCCAGCGTCAAGCGGCAATTGAATATGCCGAAGCGATACAAAAGCAAAACGAAGAACTAAAATCACGACTGGATAGACTGGATCAGTCTTATGTAGGTGAGTTTGGTAATCGTATCGAGTCCCAAGTTGTTGCTGCTAAAGAAGCATACAAAAAGGCTTATGACGAAGGCGATGCTGATGCGATGTTTGAAGCACAGCAGACCATTAGCCGTTTGGCTATGGAGCAGTCTCGTTATGAGCAGGTAAAGCGACAGAACGAAGAACGTGCCCAGCAGGCACAGGTTGCACAAGAGCAGCCAGTTCAACAGGCAGCGCCTCAACAACCCGCTAAACCAGATCCTAAAGCCGAGGCTTGGGCATCAAAAAATGAATGGTTTGGCTCCGATCAGACTATGACATATGCCGCTTTTGGCATTCATAGGCAACTAATTGAGGATGAAGGGTTTGACCCAACGTCCGATGAGTATTATACTGAGCTAGATAGACGTGTCCGTACTGAGTTCCCACACAAGTTTAAGGAATCAGTTCGTGACGCAGGACCCCGAGTCGCTTCTGCGGAGTCCACGGCTTCCAAGTCGTCTAAAAAGGGGCGCAGAACAGTCAAACTTACGCCTTCGCAAATTGCCATTGCGAAACGCTTGAATGTTCCGCTTGAAGAATATGCAAAGTACGTTAAGGAGTAAGGATATGGCTGATAGAACTACACGCGAATCAACATCACGCGCAAAAACCACACGGCGCAAGCCGTGGACACCGCCATCAAAGTTGGCAGCACCTGAAGCCCCAGCAGGCTATCAGCATCGTTGGATCCGCACATCAATTCGTGGTGAAGATGATCGCACAAATGTAGCCGCAAAGCTGCGGGAAGGATGGGAACCAGTCCGTGCGGATGAATATCCGGATCTGGCTGATCAGTTTCCAACAATTGATGATGGTAAGTACAGTGGAGTCATTGGTGTGGGCGGTTTAATGCTTGCACGGATTCCAGAAGAAACGGTTGAAGAAAGAACTGAGTATTATCGGGAGCAGACCCGCAATCAAATGAAGGCCGTTGACGATAACCTGATGAGGGAACAACATCCCTCAATGCCTATCCATAACGATAGGCAAAGTCGTGTATCATTCGGGGGCAAAGATTAGTCCCCTTAATCTGATAAGGAGTAAGTAATGGCAAACACTAATGTTGCCTTCGGCCTCAAGCCGATTAATACCGCAGGTAGCGCACCAGCTACTCAAGGTACTAATGCATACTTCATCGACAGCGCCGCTAGCGCGATCTTTCAGGGATCAATGGTAAAGGCCGATAACGGTGGTGAAATCGTTATCTGTTCTGCATCCGGCGATACTGAGGCTCCCGTTGGCGTTTTTGCTGGCTGTGAATATGTATCATCTACGACTGGTAAGAAAGTCTTCTCAAACTACTGGCCCGGTTCAGGTGCCGACACAAACTTCGATATCATCGGATATGTGTACGACAACCCGCTCCAGCGCTTTGTAATTGCGACAGACGCTACCATCACTAATAAAGCAACTGCTGTTGCCGCCATTTTTGAGAACTCACAGTTCAACAATGGTGCAAGCGGTAGCACAACCACAGGCATTTCTAGCGCACAGCTTGATGTCGCAACTCTCGATTCATCTAACGCCTCTCTTCCTCTGAAGATTGTGGGTATTTTGGATGACGCCGAGAACGCCGATTTCACTGCCGCTGGTATTCCTATGATTGTGATGCTTAACAATCACGCGCTGCTTCAGTCTGATTCTGAAGCCGCGATTTCATAAGGGAGTGTAGATAATGGCTATTTCTCGCGCACAACTCGCCAAAGAACTAGAGCCGGGTCTAAACGCTCTCTTTGGTATGGAATATGGTCGCTACGAAGGCCAGCATGCTGAAATCTTCGACACTGAGGCATCAGATCGTGCCTTTGAAGAAGAAGTTATGCTGTCCGGTTTCGGGGCTGCGCCGACAAAAGGTGAAGGCACAGGTGTATCTTACGACGATGCACAAGAAGCTTACACTGCTCGGTACAACCACGAGACAGTAGCAATGGCTTTCTCAATCACTGAAGAAGCTGTTGAAGACAATCTGTATGATCGTCTGGCCTCTCGCTACACTCGTGCACTCGCACGGTCAATGGCACACACAAAGCAGGTTAAAGCTGCATCAATCCTGAACAACGCATTCTCTGCTGGCGCATTTGCTGGTGGTGACGGTGTTGCTCTTTGTGATGCATCACACCCGCTGACATCAGGTGGCACTTTCGCCAACGAACCATCAGTAGCTGCTGATTTGAACGAAACTTCTTTGGAAGACGCTCTGATCAACATTGCTGGTTTCGTTGATGAGCGTGGCCTGATTGTTGCTCTTCGTGGCATGAAGCTGATCATCCCACGTCAGTTGCAGTTCGTTGCAGAACGTCTGCTCGTATCAAACCTTCGGGTAGGTACAGCCGACAATGATATCAACGCTATCAAGTCATCAGGCATGCTGCCTGAAGGTTATGTAGTCAACGACTACTTGACTGACACTGATGCGTTTTTCATCAAGACTGACGCGCCAAACGGCCTCAAGCACTTTGAACGTGCTGCTCTTGCAACCAATATGGACCCAGACTTCGACACTGGTAACATGCGGTTCAAGGCCCGTGAGCGTTACAGCTTCGGCTTCTCAGACCCACGTTGTGTATTCGGTTCACCGGGCGCATAATTGTAGGCATAATAAAGTAAAAGGGCGGCTATTCAGCCGCCCTTTTCGTCTTAAACTGTTTATAGGGGCAACATGATAAATACTTTACATATTTATTCTTCTCACTCTCAAGTCGAAGATATCAACAGTTTTATGTGTCCATCTACGCCAAGCTGGTATAAAGAAACACTCTCCAATAGAAAAAAATTTATCCCAACATTTAACAAGCCAGAAAATTCCACAGTAGCGGGATGCCCTAGTTTTATTGAAATGTTTAAAAACAGCTATCTTGTTAAGATGCCATGTGATTTTGTTTTTCGATTTCAATTAGATCCATGTCCAGACATACTCTATAAATCACCACTTCCGTTTCTGCATCTGCAAGGCCACAATGTAGAAGATCAGATGCACAAGTCTTGGGCTAAAGATTTTGTAAGTGTAAAACTTAGTTTTAATGCTACGCTCATATCTAACAAAAAACAAAAGATGATGTTTCTAGCACCTCAATATGAGCAGGCGGAAAAGTTCCCCGGCATGCTGTTGAATGGAGTTGTGACGAATCTACCGAATCACTATCTCTCTTTGAACATAAATTTTCTTTTGCCAAAACAAAATTGTAACAAAGACATTTTTATTTCTAAAGATGCACCTGTTTGTTATCTGTATTTCCCGAATGGAAAGCCTAAACTAAAAACACACTTAGTTTCGGAAGAAGAGTGGCATCAAAAAAGAACACCAAAGCTGCACTACTTTGAAATGGACTACGTTAAAAAAGCAAGTCTAACCCGCACTAGCTCTTTTTTGTCGAGCTTGTTTAGGCTATAATGATTTATCCCTGACAGTCCGGGGTTCGGACTGACACTAGCCACGACAGGAGATACAAATGGCTCGTTCTACTTTTTCAGGTCCCGTCAAGTCTGACGCGGCTTTCATCTACCCCGTTGTAGCAACTGCTGATTTACCAGCCGCTGCTGCCGCTAACGAGGGTACAGTTTACATTGTTAACGACAACGGTTCTGGTGACGATGAGTATTGCTTAGTTATCAGCACAGGTTCTGCTTGGGTTACCGCTGTAGGCGCTGCTCTTAGCTAATAGGAGAGTGTAATGGCTGGTCCAGTAAAAGCCTACAATGTCACAGGCACCGGGGCCGTAGGTCCGGGTCGCTCACGCATTAAGCAGATTGTCATGTACGCAACAGGTGCTGGCGCATTTACAATTACCGACGGTAACGGTGGTTCTACCCTTCTGACACAGAAGTTTCCTTCTGGTCAGAATGTTTTGAACATTCCGGGCGACGGTGTCATCGCAGAAAGCGGTGCATATGTAAGTGCTATCTCAGGAACTGGCGCAGAACTGACAGTCTTCTTGGCATAAAAAAATGGCAGGTAACGAGGTAACCTCGGCTCATATCCATGCGTCAGGCAGTCTAGCGAACTGCCGAGGCAGGCTCAAAGGTCTTGTTATTACACACAAGACTGGGTCATCGGGCGATATTGTTGTCTACGATAATTCGTCTGCCGCCGCAGGTGCAGTGATAATTGAGGTGGATGAAACAACTGCGGGGACATTTACTATAGATGTGCCCGGAGATGGTATCATTTTTGAAGACGGTTTATATGCCTCGTTGCCAGCTAATACATCCTTGACTGTGTTTATACAACTAGGGGGTAGATAATGGCTAGGAAACCAGCCAAAATGCCCAAGCGCAATAAGAAGAACTTTCGTCCAACTAAATCTGGGGCGGGTATGACTAAGGCTGGTGTGGCTGCGTATCGTCGCGCTAACCCCGGCTCAAAACTAAAGACCGCTGTTACTGGTAAGGTGAAAAAAGGTTCTAAAGACGCCAAGCGTCGTGCTTCATACTGTAGCCGTTCAAAAGGTCAGATGAAGATGCACAACATAAATTGTAGCAAGACGCCTAAGAAGCGCATTTGCGCGGCGCGGCGGAGATGGAAATGCTAAACATATTTGTTACAGCAATACTCGGTTTTGTAGCGTGGATCGCAATGTCTATTATGGATCTGAAGACAGAAACGGCTGTGATAAATCAGAAAGTTAGCGAAAACCACAAGATGTTAACAGTCTTGTGGGATGATTTTTTGGAGAGCAGAGATGGCGATATCGCGTGGGTCAATGAGACAGCAGGTGTCCAAGCCGCCACAAAAGAAAAAATGGAGTAAGGCTCGAAAGGCTAAAGTAAACTGCAAACGTCCACGCGGCTTTAGTGAACGAGCGTACTGTGCAGGAAAAAGGAAAAG